GCAAAACCGATAAAGAATCCTAGTAAAGTTAGCCAATCCTCACGGATTTGCGGGACTTTAAAGTCACTGTCCTTTATGGATACCTGGTCTAGTCAACTAGGGATACATCTTAACACTTGTTCCGACAAAGCTGGCCCTCCAAGAGTATATGATTTCTCCAAAGTGAAAGTTCATAGATTTAAAGATCTAACACTATCATTTTGGAGAAGTATTCCTAATGGGAGAGGAGATAAATCTACTCCATTTAAAATTAGTTTGGAGGCAAATTCGACACCAGAATAACCACGTCCTATTGGACTAATGGTTTTCGGGATTGAAATGCCTACTCCTAATGATAATACAATAGATTTATATTCTCTGGCAACAGCCGAGTTAAAAATAACAACATCGTCCCCTAAGATTATATAATCAGTAAAGGGAATAGGTCCTAGTGACTTGTACGCAGCTAAGCGTACAATGTAGTGATGTAGAACAGCTATTGTTGTTCATGATGAATAAGCCCCTATACCTTGTCCAACCTCATACTTAACAAAAGTATTAGATTGTACAGAGTAGAAAGGAATATCTACCATGATACCTTTTCAGGCATCTACACCTCTTTTTGATAAACCTATGCACTGAAGCGCTTTCATTTCCAATTGAATTGGAAGGCGATCAGTAGCAGCAGATAAATCAAAACACCAGGCCTCTTTACCTTTACCATATATAGAAATTATGGTATCGATGGAAGCACCTTGATCATGAGTATAATCACACTTACTTCTTTTGTAAAGAAGTAATTGTATTAACGAATGATGAAGGGGTGCTAAGGTACCCTGAGATAATCAATCCAGGATTGCAATGTATCGATTCTTTAGTAAGCCATCAGCAAATTGAGCGAGGACACGAGGTCCTCGATTAAATTTAGCTAATAGCTTACCCGGAAGTACAAGTTTGACTTTGTTAAGTCACTCTTGTCCAACAAAATTAGAAATCAAATGGTCAGGGGTTACCCCTACATATGATGTATAAGAAAGTTCTTTAATACAAGAACGGAATTCCTTAATAAGAATTCTACAATTGTATTTTAGTTCCGGAGATTCTATAAATTGTAATATCTCGATGATTAATCGAAGTATACCTTTACCACCTGGTCCGGTCTTAAGTCAACCTTGGAGAGAAATTACTCCAGGGTAGAAATACTGACCGTGATCAAGCTTTCTGTTAAATTTAACTTCAGAAAAGTGAAAACCCTTTATCAAAAGTGGTCATATATCAGTCATTTGAAGATCAATTATTTCAATATTAAAACGATGCTCCTTTTTAAGGGGAGTAGTAATAGTAGAGAAATCTGTTGGTCCTATGACATCTATATAACGATATATTCGTATATACCTAATAATGAGAACTTTATCAAAAGAAGGTAAAGAATCTCAATGGCTCAAAAGACCTTTTAGATATAAAGGAACTCCTAATGGAGTTGCTTTACGTCAAAAGATCCTTTGATCCCAAGGAGTAATAGTTCCTATAAGAAGATAATTCTTTACTAAAAGAAAATCTCTTTTTAGGATCTTTGCTACTTGATTAGGCTGTATAGTACATACTATATGTGTGTGCTTACAGTGGATGGCATTAAGAAAATGCAAACCTTGTGGTGTGATAGAACAAGCTTTAATGTAAATTAAAGCTATCTCTAGAGCTCTCACCAGGTCCTTGATTACATCTGTTAAGAGTAATCGGGGTTTGATCACTTGCGAGATAACGGGTTTTCCCATTTTAATAGGAATACGAGTCATAGCTCTAACAAAGCGTCAGCCTAAAGAACAAGATAAGATAAGGGATTTTCCTAAACCTGTTAAAAGGTGAAGGAAGATC